GTGGACGTGGTGACCGCACCGGAGAACTCGCTCAAGCCGGTCCTGTACCGGCGGGAGTTCCGCTCACAGACCTACGACGTGGCATCCGGGCGCTACGAGACGGGCGCGAAGCAGGTGGTGTACTACGCCGACTGGCGATGCTGGCGGTACGTGCTGGACCCGACCTTCGGCGAGGACAACCCGGAGTGGGAGGAGGGCGTGGCCGACCTGTTGAGCAGGGCGGGCATCGGCGGCGACGCCGGGCCCCTCGCGATGGCCTACCAGATCAAGTCCAACACGCTCGGGCTGCGCGGCATCCCTGAGGCCTACCGGGCCTACGACTGGATCCGCTCCCACGCCCGGACCGTCTCCGACCTCGTGACGCTCAGCAAAGCCCTGGCCATGTTCGCCTGGCGAAAGAAACTCAACACCAAGTCCGCCACTGCCATCGAGAACGCGGCGAAGATGTTCCGGACACCTCCCAGCGGTCCCGCGGGCGTCCAGGTGGAGAACCAGAACGTGCAGCTCGACGCCATCAACGTGCCGACGGGCGGCGTGGGCAACCTGGAGGTCGCGAGCCGCCAGACGCACCTGCAGAGCATCCGGGCATTCGGGTTCGGCGAGCACTACTACAGCGACTCGTCCAGCGGCAACCTTGCCACGGCGACAGCCATGGAGCTTCCGGTGATCTGGCGCATCGAGGACCGGCAGCAGCAGGTCGGTACCGTCTGCGAGGACCTGACCCGCCTGGCCATCGAACTCGCCGTCATCCAAGGCGACTTCCCGAGCCGCCGCCTGCCGACGAGAGTCGACAGAGCCTTCGACCTGGACTTCCCGCCCGCGCAACCGGACAACCCGGCGACCACGGCAACCCTGCTGCAGGCACTCGCCGCCGCGTCCGGAACGCTGATCGAGCCTCGCGAGGCCGCTTACCAGGCCTATACCGCCTTGGGCTCCAACGACGTAACCGAGCTCCTGGAGCGCCAGTTCCCGACCGAGGACAAGCTGGACGGGCAGGCCCCGACCGTTCAGCCGGGAGCACAGCCAGCGCCACCGCCTGATGAGGAGACGGCTGGCGGCGAAGAGCAGGTAGACGAGGACCGCGCACAGGAGGCGGTGCCGCCCTTTCCGGAGAGGTGACACCCGCGCGGACGTGGAGAGGCGCTTCGCGGCCGAACTGCAGAGCCGCGTCATTGAGCCCTGGCACCGCCGCTGCTGGGCATGGGTGCGAAGACTCGAGGACGCCCCGAGCGAGAAGGCCCTGACCGGCGCCATCCGCGCCAACTGCCTACCGAACCAGACGGCGCTGGCGGAGGTGCTCCGGCAGTACATCCTGGAGGCCGCGGACGCCGGGGGCCAGGATGCACTCGACCGGGCGCGTCCGGTGATCCTGGCGGCGCTGAAGCGGTCGGGTCTGGAGAAGAGGGCTCAGGAGGCGATCCCGGTTCCGGCATCGCCACCGAGTTCGGAGAGCGCAATTTGGAAGGCGATTGAAGCGGAGTGGTTTGCCGCTGGCGGCCCCGGGGAAGTACGCAAGGGCGCCATCCCACTCCACGAGGACATGCGCTCCACGGTCCAGGAGCTGCTGAGCCGCGGCGAGGGCTGGAATGCCGGCGAGGACTTCGTCTTCCACCTGCGCGACCCTGAGTTGCAGCGGGAACTTCTCCGCCGTGGCGAGAAGATCAAGGGCCATGTCACGGACACAATGCTATCGGATTTCCGGGACCTTATGGCGCAGCAGTTCTATCGCGAGGGCCTGCCGCCCGACCAACTCGCGTTGGAGATCGAGAAGCTCTTCCCGACGACCTACAAGGACCGGGCGCTCGTCATCGCCAACACGGAGACGGGCATCGCCTACGGGGTGACGAACCACGAGGCCAGCGTCCGCAATGGGGTAGACGGGCACGAGTGGCGGACCGCGGGCAGCAACCCGCGGGCAGCGCACTCTGCAGCGAGCGGACAGGTCCGGCCGATCACGCAGCCATTCATCGTCGGCGGCGAGCGGCTGATGCACCCGAGCGACCCGGCGGGCTCGGCGGGCAATATCATCAACTGCCACTGCCTGGAGTTGCCGGTGCTGAACGACGCGCGGTTCGTGCCCGCAAAGCCCTGGACGGGGCAGCCGGCGAGGGAACTCGCCCGCGAGATCATCAAGGCCGTGGTCGCCACGGTGCTGCAGGAGGTGACGAGGTGAGCAAGCCCTACGAGACCGAACTGAGAGTGACCGAGTTCCTCCCCGCGGGTTCCGTGGAGGCCCTGGGCGACGGTGACTATCGGGTGATGTTCCTGGCGCACGGGACGACCAAGACCGGCCACCCCCCCCGCTACTACCCGAAACGAGTCTTGGAGGCGGCCGTCGCCGCCGCCATCTTCGACGGCGCGAAGATGTACCTGAACCACGTGAAGCCCGGCCGTGACGTGCCCCACCGGGACCTGCGGGACTGGGCGGCGACCATCAAGCCCGGCTCGGTCCGCTGCGTGGAGGGCAATCTGGAAGCCGTCTGCCACGCCCACCTGGCAGAGGCACGCGCCATCCTGGACGACCCAGTCGCAAAGCTGTCCGTGGGTCTTTCCCACGACAGCAACATCCGAGTTAGCAAAGGCCGCGTCAACGGTGCCGACGTGCACGTGGTCGAGGCCATCACACACTGCCACTCCGTGGATTTCGTCCCGGACGGCAACGCCCACGGGCGCGTCATTGAGGCGGCCCAGGAACAGGAGATGGACATGGCTGAACTGACGCCCGAGCAGATGGACGAGATTGTGAAGCGCACCGCTGAGTCTGTCGTCGAACCCTTTGCGAATGCCGTGGCCGCAAAGATCGCCGAGTCGCAAAAGGCCGCAGACGAAGCCGCAAAGGCCGAGGAAGAGAAGCGACAGCAAGAGGCCGCGGACGCCGAGAAGCCGGAAGCCGACCGCAAGCTGATCGAGGAACTGCGCGCCCTACGCGAGGCGAAGGTCACCGAGGACCAGCGAGTGGCCGAGGCGACTGCGCGCATCAAGGCCCTGGAGGATGAGCGGGCCGCCGCCGGTACGCTCTCCACGGTGAGGACGCTCGTGGACGCCCGCGACGACCTCAGCCCGGCCGCAAAGGCCCGCGTCGTCGAGAGCTTCTCGGGCCAGATCATCGCCACCGACCAGATCGGGACGCGCGTGCAGGAGGCCTGCGACACGGAGCGCGCCTACGCCCTGACCGTGCTGCAGGAGGCCGGGGTGCGCACCCGCGTGACCGGCACCGGGCCCACCGACACGAACCGCACGCAGGAAGCCACGAAGGCCTATGAGGACGGGTTCACCGAGTTCGCCCGCAACATGGGCGTGGATGCGAAGACCCTCAAGGCCATGCAGGAACTGCCGCAGTAGCAAGCGCCGCAAAGGACAATAGCGCAAACACTCAGGCCTCGCCAATCGGCGGGGCTTTGTCGGTTCTGAGGTGAGATGGAATGGCGAACTACGTGAATGTGAACGCAAAGAAAACATATGCCATAGAGTCCAGCCGGATCGCCCTTGAGACCACGGACACGACCCTGGATGACGTGACCAGCGGCGACCTCGTCATTGCCGGGGCGCTTGTCGGGGTCGCTGTGGCAGACTACGACGAGGACACGAACCTGCTGGTGATCGACACCAGGGGCCGCTACGAGTTGAGCGTCATCGGCAAGGACGCCGGCGGATCCTCGTGCGCCATCGCCCTAGGAGACTGGCTCTATTACGACCCGGAAGCCGACCAGATCAACCGCGACTATAGCAACGGCATCTGCATCGGGCGCGCCCTGGAGGCCATCGGCTCCGGCCTGACCGCCACCATCGGCGTGGAGATCATCCCGATCCCCTGGTCCGACTGTCTCGCCATGGTGGCCGCCGCAGTAGCGTAGCCCGACTCACAACAACGAAACGAGGTGACCTATCATGGGTCTGCCTGCAGTCAGTTTGGTTCCGCCGATCGTAGACGAGGACACGTCCGGGGGCCGGGAGATCAATATCCGTACGCTGGTCAAGCGCCAGCAGGAGGCAATGCGCTCCGGTCGTGTGCAGGAGGTCATGAGCACCAGCGACCTCACATACCTGGCCGACGTGATCGACCGCGGCCTGATGGTCTCGTACTTGGATGAGTCGATTCCAATCACATACCCGATGCTCGGCAAGCGTCGGGACACGACCACGCTTGCCCGTGCCGGGTCTGGCCACGGCGTAGACTACCGGCTCAATGCCGCGCGGCTGATCCCGCAGGTGGCAGAGGGCGCAGACTACACCACCATCGACCCGAGCGACGAGAGCTTCGAGGCCCACACGTACAAGTACGGCGTCAACTGGCCTGTGACGTGGGAGACGTGGCTGTCTGACAACCGGGACCTGGGGCTGCTGATGGAGTACCCGCAGTCCTGGGGCCTGAGCGCGCGATACACGCAGCAGTATCTGTTCACCAGCGCTTATGCCCACAACACCACGCTCTTCACCGCCGGGAAGGGCAACTACATGAGCGGTGCGGGCAGCAACCTCAACGCGGCGAACCTGGCCACCGGCGTCAACGCCATCCGCAACTTCGACGACCCGGCCGGCAACGTGTCTGTGTATGCCGGACCGCTCTTCCTCGTGGTGCCTCCGACGCTGGAGTGGACCGCGCGGGCACTTGTGGAGAGCACCGTGGTAACAACCGGCAATACCGCCAGTATCCCGGTCAACAACCCTGCGGCACGTTCGGCCACCGTCGTGGTCGACCCGTTCTTGGAGGCTATCGACGAGAGCTACGGTACGACCGGCTGGTACCTCTTCGCCGACCCGCGCATCCGGCCCGCTGTGCGCTACGGCTTCCTGCGCGGCTACGATACGCCGTCCATCTACGTCCGCGAGGCGGATGCGAGAATGCTTTTCGGTGGGGCCAGCGACCCCTTCGATGGCGACTTTCTGACCGACGAGATCGCGTTCAAGCTGCGGTTCACATTCGGGGTAGATGTGGCCGACTGGCGCGGTGCCTACCACAGCACCGGCGAGGCCGAAGCCGAGTAGCGGCCTTCAAGTAGGCGGTCACCCTCCGCCGCCCAGTGGGGCGCTCCTGACCCGCCACAGGGGCGCCCCACGACCCACCTACTACGAGAGGAGCAGACGCCTATGCCGGTCCTGTTCACATACGACCCGACGACGGACGCCGGCATGATTCGCCTGCTGACCGACGACGCCGACGCCGACAACTATGCGTTCACGGACGCGGAGATTGACGCGGTCTACGCGGCCAACGGCAGCAACGTGCTGCGCACCTCAGCCCGGCTCCTGGAGATCCTCGCGACCAACCACAGCAAGCTCGCCATCAAGGTCGGGCGTGGCGACGTGGACGAGGACCTGACCCAGATCGCTAAGAACTTGCGCGAGCAGGCCGACAGGTACAGAGCCCAGGCCGACGATGAGGACGATGCCGGGGCCTGCCTGGAGGCGTCTGTCTCTCCGAGCTACGAGCGGTTCTCCTACACCACGAACGAGTTGCTGGAGCGCGACGACGAGGTGAGAACGTGAACCGCGCCAGCGTTGGCAGCACGCTCACCAGTCTGTACACCAGGTCTGCCACGTCCCTCCTGCGCGTGGACGTGCAGAGGACTGGGGACGCCGACTTTCCGGCCTGGGACCCTGTGGCCAGCAACATCCCGGCGCTGGTGGTCCAGCTCGACGCCCGGCAGAGACAGAGCCGTTCGGAGGCCTACCAGAACCCGGTG